AAATTGTTAAGTGTACAGCCCGAAGCGGTAACACACTCACAATTGTTAGGGCGCAGGATGGAACGTCTGCCAGAACATTCAGCACTGCGGATAAGTGTGAGCTTAGGCTCACTGCCGCAGGTTTAAATGATGTTGCTACGCAAGCCGACACAGACACTACTTATTCGATAGGTGACGGTGGCCTGACTCAAAACAATTTCACTGATGCCTTGAAGACGAAGCTCGACGGAACAGAGGCTAGCGCAGATGTAACAGATACTACTAACGTCACCGCCGCAGGCGCGTTAATGGATTCTGAGGTTACTAACCTTGCACAAGTTAAAGCCTTTGACTCCGCTGACTACGCTACTGCTGCACAGGGCACAACTGCTGATGCGGCACTTCCTAAAGCAGGTGGCGCACTAACAGGCGCTGTAACAACCACTAGCACCTTCGATGGTCGAGACGTAGCCACAGACGGCACAAAGCTAGATGGTATAGAAGCAGGTGCAGATGTAACGGACACAACTAATGTAACTGCTGCCGGTGCTTTGATGGATAGTGAAGTTACTAACCTAGCGCAAGTTAAAGCCTTTGATTCTTCGGACTATGCTACTGCTGCACAAGCTGACCAGACTGTCGCACTAACAGGCGCAGGTACAACCTCTATATCTGGCACATATCCTAACTTCACTATAACAAGCACAGGTGGTTCGGGCGGCAATGAAACTTTAGCGCAAACTTTAGCGTTAGGTAACACTACCGGTGGAACGGATTTAGAAGTGTCTACGGGGGATAGCATTACGCTTCCTGACGCGGCAAAAATTAAACTTGGTGACGAGCCGAATCTAGAAATTTATCACAGTGGTTCACATTCATTTATTGAAGATGTTGCTGGCGGTAGCTTGTTTATAAAAGGTGGCCCGCAACTTAAATTGATGAATGATAACGAAAACGCTGTTCTTTGCCAAAAAGATGGCGCTGTAACTTTATACCATAATAATTCAGCTAAGGTAGCTACAACATCAACAGGTGTAAGCGTCACAGGAAATATAGAACTGTCAGGAACGGCTGATGGTCGTGATCTTGCCACTGATGGAACTAAGCTAGATGGCATAGAAGCAGGTGCAACAGCAGATCAAACTGCCGCGCAGATACTTACAGCAATCAAGACAGTAGACGGCTCAGGATCTGGCTTAGATGCAGATACAGTTGATGGTGTTCAGGCTATTCAGCTTTACAGAAGGACAGGTTCTGCGGCAGGCACAGCAGGTGCTGGTTGGGTAACTGTCGCATCAAACGTCAGTGGCAGACACCATGGTGAAGTTATTGTTTCAGATTCTGATTCAGGCGATCACTCTTTTATAAGAATTGATTGGTTGCGTAGTTATGCAGATTCTGAATTCACTGTTATAAACTCTGGAGGTCATGCGAATAGAATCACTGCTGTTCGTGTTTTAGAGCAAACAAGTGATCTTACCTACGGGACAAAGTACCTACAGGTTCTAACCACAACCAGTTCCACCTACTCTGTTCGCGTTAATACAGTAGCTGACGTAGGTGGATACAGTAGCCACACAGCGGTAACTCCGGTGACACAAAACGTTATTACTGGATATCAGACTGGCGCGGCTACCGAATTGCTTGATTCTAATAATTTAGCTAGTTCCCAAGGAATAGCATCTGGTAATGGAGTGTTTCAGAGTACAGCGGAAGATGCTGAGTTGAAGTATTATTACAATGGAAGCTCCTTTTCAGGTCTTAAATGTAGCGTAACCGGCGCACACACAACTGCGGCTAGTGGCAAGCTAAGATTTGGTTCTTCAAGTGCCTCTTTTGTACAGAATGGGCCGGGAGTATCTTCTAATCTTACTATCGCCGCTAATGGCGGTTCTTCGTTCTTTTATGGTTCGACAGGAGCCGTTTCCCACCACGCGACAATAGCAACTCAGTCAAGGTTTAATTGTGGGTATGGCTCTGTCCAAGATGCTTATATGGTCAGAGCGTGGGGTCGCTTTGAGATGACAGGAACTCATTCGTTCCGCGATGACGAAGGGTTTAGTAGCATCACAGATATAGCAACAGGTAGATCAAGGCTTAATTTTACAAACACTATGCCTAATTCCTATTATTCAGTGCAAATAACTGCTGGAACGAGTGGCTACACAAGTCAAGTAGCCGCCGCAAATATTTATTCTGCAAGCACTTCACAGTTCTACATTAGCGTTGAAGATGTTGATAGTAATTTCATAGATAAAGATCAGATGAACGTAACGGTGGTCAGATAATGAAGATACTATTTCCAATAATTGAAAATGGTGTGAATGTAGGTGTGGCTGTTATGTCGCCTAGTACTAAGTGCGGCCTGACGATTGAGCAGATAGCACAGAAGGATATTGACCCGAATGTACCCTACAAGATTGTAGAGGATTCTGAAGTACCTACTGATCGCACATTTAGAGATGCTTGGGAAATTGACCCTGCAATATGTGATTCTGGTGTAGGTGCTGATTTTGGAAATGGAAGTGACAATGATGTTCCTTGGGCTGAACAGCCATTAGAGAGAAATTATGAGGAAGGGGAAGAATTAGAATGATCACTGTCAACTTAGATAAAGCAAAGCAAATTACCAAAGACAAGATACGCAAGACTCGCAAGCCATTACTTGAAGCGCAAGACGTTGCGTTCCAAAGGGCATTAGAGTCTGGCGAGGACACTACAGCTATTGTGGCAGAGAAGCAGAGACTGCGTGACCTGACTAATCCTGTTGACGATTGCGCTGACACTGACGCATTAAAAGCGTTGATTGATGCGTAGCGTGCAAAATTAAAACTTTATTAACACTGGAGAAACAAATGAAAATTTTAACAGCTATAACTCTACTGGCCCTAAGCGGCTGTAACACCTTTAACGGCGCTATTGATGGATCGCAAGAGATTGTCACCAGCACTGTAGACTCAGCACAGACTATGGTTACCGATACCGCTAAGGGTATAGGCAAAGGTTCTGCAACTGCTGTCGAAGGAATTGCTAAAGACATCCGATCAGCATCTGAGTGAATAGAAGGGCTTTTCGACGATTGATGCAGTCGCAGCAATATCGGTAGTCGTAAATGCGTTGTGCTTAAAGAAGCAGGTGAAACAGAATGGTCTATAAAAGAGGGCAGCGATGGGCATTTTATCAACAATACTAGGAAGCGGGGACGTAATCTCTAAGGGTCTAGATCTTATTGATGGAATGCACACCTCTGAAACCGAAGCTATCGAAGCAAAGACAAAAGCAAAGACAGAGCTGCTGAGTAGTTATGCTCCTTTCCGAGTTGCTCAAAGGTACTTGGCTTTAATATTTGGCTTTACATTTGTTGGCTCGTATCTAATGGTCTTGACACTGTTTTTTTTAGACAAAGATATTACGCAGGTTCAAGAGTTAATTACTGCATTTAAGATTGACTGGATAATGCTGACTATTGTTGGTTTTTATTTTGGTGGCGGTGCCTTTGAGGGCGTAATGAGTAAAAAGGCAGAGGCTAAAAAATGACAGGATTCACCATAAAAACATTTAGCGGAAAAGCTCCAAAAGTTTACGCAAGACTTCTGCCTTCAGATGTTGGGCAAGAAGCTATCAATGTGCGACTTGACTCAGGAAGACTTGAGCCATGGAAAGATAACGCCTCTACCAGCATAACGCCGGTTGACAGCTACACCGTTACGTCTCAGACGCAGACTCTATTCAAGTATGATGCAAGCACTTGGATGGGTAGCAATCGAGACCTTAATATAGTTAGAAGCCCAATAGCGGAAGACCCTTGGGAGCGTATCTATGTTACGGGGAAGGGAACGGGAAGCACTGCGTATCCTCAGATGACGTTGTCCACTATTGTTGGCAGCGGAACCTACTACCGGCTTGGGCTTCCGGCTCCAGCAAGCTTGCCATCTACGCCTGTATTGTCAAACAAAGACTCAAGCGCAACAATTCCGACCGGTGCCGCAACGCCGTCCTTGTTAATTGACCAAGAAACCCCCAAGTCAATCAGTTATGCAGTGACCTATGTTTCAACATATGGCGAAGAGGGGCCGCCATCGCAACCCTTGCTGGCCAATATAGTTGATGTCTATTCAGATCAGAATGTAACCGTAACCTTCCCAGCCAACCCTTCAGGGTATGGCAACATTGCTAAAAAGAGACTGTATCGCACAGATACATCTGGCACCTATCGCAGAGTAAAAGACAGTGACTATAGTGCTGCCACGGTGCTTGATGACCTATCAGAATCTGAGCTGCAAGAGGCGCTGCCATCAGCGTCTTGGGAAGCCCCGCCAGACGAAGTTACCTCTGGAGATTACGGCCATAAAGATGGCCCTATGCTTGGGTTGGTGGCCATGCCAAACGGAATTCTTGCAGGATTTTCTGGGCAAACTATATGCTTTTCTGAGGCGTTCCTGCCTCATGCGTGGCCGCGAGATTATCAGCTGACAGCTAAGAGTGACATCGTTGCCTTGGCACCAATGACTAGCGGGCTGTTAGTTTTAACAAAAGAAAAGCCAGCCATGATCCAAGGCCTAGATCCAAGTAGCATGTCAATGACAGAGATTGACAGCACCCTGTCCTGCGTTAGCAAAAGAAGCGTGGTGGACATGGGCGAGTACGCCATGTATGCGTCTCCTGACGGGCTTGTTATGGGGGGAGAGAGAGGGCTTCAAGTTGCGACTCAAGACATCCTGACAAGGGAGCAATGGCAAGAGTTAGTGCCAAGCTCTATCGTGGGCTTTGCGTGGGAGGGTCACTACATAGGGTTCTACTCAACCGGCTCAGAAAATAAGGGTTTCATCTTCGACCCCAAAGGGGGGAAGAACAGCTTCGTTAGCTTGGACTTTCATGCAACTGCCGGATTCAATGATCTTGAGAATGACGAGCTGTATCTTGTTGTTGGGGGCAACGTGGTCAAGTTTGCTTCCGGCTCAAACAAAAATTTCACATGGCGGTCAAAAAAATTCTACACACCCAGACCCATAAATCCAGCTGTGGCAAAAGTTGACTGTGACACCTACGGTAGTGGCATTACTTTTAAGCTTTTTGTAGATGGTTCCGCATCAGAAACTCACTCACAAACAGTCACAACCAGTACGCCATTTAGGCTTCCTAGCGGCTACAAGGGTAAGGAGTTTGAGGTTCAGGTACAGGGTTCAGTTCCTATAAATGAAGTATGCGTGTATGAGTCGGTAGAGGAGTTCGGCAGTGACCAAGCCTAAGCAGCCAAGCAATGCTAGCGTCCCATCAAACTGGACAGGACAAGAAAAGAAATTTGGCGATTCCATAAAGGAAAACCTCGATGTCATGGTTGGCCATAGGGGAGACCCTCTAGATAAAGCTGTGACATTTGGTGATCTATTAGATTCTGGCATTGGAGCGCTAGCCGCTGGAGTAACCAGCTTTTCTGGCAACAGCCAAGATGTTCAGCGAGGAAACGGAAACAACGGAAGCACTGGAAATGACGGTGAAATACCGGATGACCAGCTTCCTATTCCCAGCATCATTACCAGCCTATCCGCCACCGCGGGACTAAACACTGTCCTCATTACCATGGACTGGCCGATATACGCCGGTCATGCCTACGTCGAGATCTGGAGAAACACTTCTGACGATATTAATACCGCCAGTAAGGTTGGCACAACGGGACAGGGTTCTGGGCTTTACTCAGATCCTGTCAGCTCTGCCAACGCGACCTACTATTATTGGGTGAGAGCCGTTAATAGGATTGATAATAAAGGGCCATTCAATGACAATGCCGGAACTGCGGCTACCACGACTGTAGATGTTGAGAGAATCCTTGATCTGCTAACAAATCAAATAACCACCAGCGAGTTGGCACAATCACTTGCTACCCCTATAGGCAACCTGCCCACCGACACTCAGGCACAGTTTACAGCGCTACAGAATCAAGTAAATACACTATCGCAGACAGCAGCTTGGGCTTCAGGGACTGTGTATGCCGTAGCGGATCTTGTGACCTTTAGCGGTAACCTTTACGAGGCGTTGCAAGCCCACACAGCGTCCAGCTCAAATGATCCCTCAGGAAATAGTAGCAACAACTCGTATTGGAGTTATGTTGGTGCATATACTTCGCTAGCCTCTGCGGTGGCGGGAAACACATCAAACATCACCGAAATTAATTATATAAACTCATCTAGCAATTCAGCGGCAGCTGTAAAGATAGCAGCCCTTGACGCTACAGTGAGTGACGCCACAACGGGGGTAACCGCGACATCAGCAGCTGTATCGGCATTAACCTCCAGAGTAAACGTCAATGAGAATGGAATTTCCTCAGCATCGTCTGACATAGTGGCACTAGAAAATGCGGCCAATCATCCGACAACTGGTCTGAGTGCTAACAGCACTGCCATCAATGGCTTGACCTCAACGGTATCAATAATAGACGGAGAGGTAACAGCCCTATCAGGCTCCCTGACCACTCTTGGCACCACTGTGGGTGGCAACACCACATCAATATCGCAACAAGCCACAAGCATTAACGGTCTTGAGGGCCAGTACTCAGTAAAGATAGATAGCAACGGCCACGTTGCAGGTTTCGGACTTAGTAACACGACCACGACCCATGGCCCAACATCTGCATTTATTGTTCGTGCTGATAGGTTTGCAATTATTGACCCTAACTCTACAGCTGATGGGCTGGGAACTACAACGCCATCAAGTGGAAATGTACCATTCGTGTACACCCCTGCGGGATCTGCTGGCGGTGAGTCATGGAATGCGGGCGTGTATATGAACGCGGCTTACATACGAGAGGCAACAATAACCTCCGCAAACATTGTTGACGGTGCAATTGAAAACGCAAAAATTGGAGATCTTAATGCGGGAAAAATTTCAACAGGCACTCTTGATGCGTCGAATGTAGCAATTGTCGGGGTTAACCCGACACTTAGCCTTAAGTCGTCAGCCACCGGAGCAAGGCTGGAAATGGCGTCTGACCTTATACAGGTATTTGATGCCAACAATGTTGCTAGGGTAAAGATAGGTAACATATGAGCTTTGGTTTTAAGTGCTTTGACTCTGGCGCCAATATTGTGACGGACTCGTCGCAACAGACTCACTCGCTGATAAAGCTCGACAAATTTTCAATTACTCTTGAGCCTAGCTCGTCGCAAAGCGGAGTCTACCCAAGCAGTTATATTTATGATTTGGTTGGGGTGAGTAGTACCGCAGATCTGCGCGATAATTTTATTATTGGGCGAGTCGCTGGCGGGGGAGGAGTAGTCTTTGGTGGTTCTGGAAACTTTGCAATTACCTATCATTCTGCGGGGAAAATTAAGTTCGAGAATAACTCTTCATGCACCACTCTTTTTGGGGCTTATCGGCAATGTACCTATCTTGATGCTGTGACCAATACCTATGAAATATATTCCATTGGGGCACCTATCCCATGAGCTATGGAATTAAGGTGTTAGACCCGAACAATGCAACCATTTTTAATAGCAATAACCCTGCATCACTGGCTGCTTATTATTTTACCTGCAAGGGCAATGTTGCTCTCCCAGCTATCCCTGAGTGGGTCACAGGTAGTGACAGCCGTACCCAGATTGGCAGCAGCTACACGCGGCAGCAACAAAACGTAAGTTATTCGGCTTACAGCTATCCCAATGGCCAAGGCGGGAATACTTATTTTTATGGAGTTGGCAGTAATTACTTAGCGTTTGATTACGACATAACACCTTTCCCTGCTGCGGGTCAGGTTATGACAATAGGCAGCAACGAATACAAGGTAATAGGTAGTCCAACCTTAGCCAATCATACGCTTTCTGGCTATGACAGTAACGGCTTTCCCATTGTTAATTATTCCAATGCGACGCATTACATTCCTTTTGATCAGGACATGACTAGCTTTAGAAGTAGTACGGCTAACCGCACGTTTATTACTTATGAGTATCCTAATTATGGTTTCAACCTTTATGTCAGGCCTTACTCGTCGAGTTATTCAGGGATAATAGGGTATGGTCATATCGGCAACCTTACGACACCGCTAGGAATTTTAGACAGCACCGGAAGTACAAATAATACGTTTGAGGTTATGGTCACTGTTTCGGGTGAAGCTTGGGGCGCGATATCAGAAGACCGAACTGCCAAGTACCTTTCGGGCAGTACCGACTATGGGATCAGCTGCGTAACCGGAGCCACCGAAAGGCATACGCCAAACGGCCCGCTGGTTTCGTTTACTACTTACGATACCCGCACGAGAATAGCTAAAATTATCTTGGCAAAGGGTTACGGCGGAGGAACCGCGGGAACCAACTCTAATTTTAGTCTGGGGAGTCTAAGCGCATCATCAACTAAGAGGTGGGTGAGGTTAGACAGCTGCCTGTTTAATAAGCAAAATGCCACTTTGAATTGGACGGGTAAATACAACTGGCAGTCTAATAACAACATCTCTGTGGCATGGCGTCAGTATGGCGGCCAGTTTAGCCTACAGAGTTCTTTTGTAACTGATTTGCCTTATGGGGTAGCAGAATTTGGAGCAGGTGCATGACATATAAGTTAAGGGTCGCCGCTAACGGTGACATTCAATCTCAGTACAGAACCTCTGAAGAAGAGCCAGTACAGGGCACGATGATAGACGGAATGCTTTGCGTGGACTCTGACGCAGCTTTAGATATGCATATCAACTACTGGAATGGCAGCGAGTGGTCTACAAGAGAACCCGCCCCATCGGAGTTCTGCGTTTGGGTGGATGGCGCTTGGGTAGAAGATGCGGGCAGGACTGAGGCTGTTAGATCTCAGTGGCTTGAGCAAATTAGGATGGACAGAAATGCAAGGCTAATGATGTGTGATTGGACGCAAATACCGGACTCTCAACTGAGTAGTGATGACAAGGCTTTGTGGGCTACATACAGGCAGGCTCTGCGAGACTTACCCGCAGCCAATACAGGCATATTGTCCATTGAATCTGTGTCATGGCCAACACCCCCCAATGCATAATTAGTTGTTGATTTTACTACAGTTATTGTATGATATGATGTATACACGGCCTTAGCTTTTACGCTAAACAGCCAATCGCAAGCTACTCATCTCACGTTCGTTTGGGATCGAATATAGCCTCCGCGTTTTAAAACTCAACAGGTACTAAATTTGTCTTATTCAGTGAGGATCTCCTCGCCTGAAGACTTTGCACAAATCAATGCTTTAGGGCGTTGGTTTCAGGAAAATAGCAATTTCTCCAAGTGCGGATGGTCGGTAGAGAAGGTATTTAATTTTTTCGTTTCTGGCTTAGATCCAGAGTCGAACACCTTTGTGAGGGTGTGTGAATTAGATGATGAGATTGTTGGTCTTTTCTTTGGGGTGATAACAGAGTATTTCTTTTCTCGCAACTCAATAGCCCAAGAGCTGGTGGTAGTTTTCAAGCCAGACCACAGAAAAAAAATATCTCCACTATTGATTGAAATGTCAAATCAGTTTGAGTCGTGGGCAAAAGATCGCGGTGCCGTGGAAATCTCTATGGGTATTTTTTCGGGTATAGACGGCAAAGGGTATCACAAATTTTTAGAAAGCCGAGGCTACAAGCAGTCCGGCATAGCATTTAAAAAAGAGGTATAGATATGTGTGGTGGTGGCGGATATGAAGAAAAAGAGCCGGAATCTAAAACGGCGTTAGCTCGTCAAGCGGCAAATGCCTTGAGGCGCTATGGAGAGGTGTTCATTCCGCTGGAAAATGCATTCATTCAGGACTCTTTAAACTCTTTTGGTGACGATGCTTACGGCGATGCTATGGGCCAGACATCAACCAGTATTGCGAAGATGTATGAAGACAAGATGCCTGCCTATACCGATCAAATTTTTGCTGGCGGCATTGACCCAACCTCTGGTGCATATGCAGGAAAAACAGATTCCATCATGGCGGCCAAAGCCAGATCAATGGGTGAGGGCGCTGCCAATGCCGGTATACGTCAAACAGACAATGCCTATGCTGGATTGCAGAACGTCGTTAAGGCTGGGCAGGGTCTACAGACAGATACCATGCAGGGCAACGTATCCCGAATGAACGACCAATTAGCCCTAGCAGGGACTCAGGCTGAATCTGACTTTGCGTCACGCAGCAACACAGCAGGTATCGCGGGCACGGTTGCCGGTGTAACTGCAAATCAAACGCTAGGGGCATAAAACATGGCTTATCGTGAACTTGCTGAATTTGCTAGGAATTTTGCAGATGAAGACTCAATCAACTATTTTTTTAATTATACCCCCTCCGTAGAAGAAATTACGTTTGAAGGCGGTAGTGGCACCTCCAGAGGAACTCCAACGTACTCCGGATCATCCTTTAATGCCTATGCCAGTATCAATCCAAATCAAAATCCTTATGCAGAGCCGGAAGATATGGCAGGCGACAAATTATACGCCGATCTGATACGCGCCCAAACCCAAGACTACATGACTCGGTACGCTCCTGTTGAAAACTTTTTGGCTAGTGAAATTACCAGCACTGGAACAAAAGCTCTTGCCGGCGATTTAACCAGAACCCGAGAGGCAGTTGTCAACTCGGCAGGCAATGTTGCGGGCCAGCAACTCAGAGGCATGGAGAGATATGGCCTCACAAAAGCTCCGTCATCGCAAAACAACATGACTACCGCATCAACACTTGTAGGTGGACTTAACGCAACCAGAGCGGCTGATTCTGATCGTCGCACACAGCTCCTTACTGGATCTCTAAGCGGGATATCCCAGAAAGCAGCGGCTATAGGAGGCTAGTAATGGCAGGATTAATTGGAGCTGGACAGGGGTTGAGGCGCCTAGCCAATCAGGGAATGTCTTCGGTCGCCGCCGCAGATGTACAGCAGGAGATTCAGAGAGAGCAGATTGAGATGGCCAACGAGGCGTCAGAGGCTCAACTGCTTGGAACGGCTGGTGGCGTTGGCGGAATGGTTGGCGGAACGAAAGCAATCGGGATGGCCAAGGAACTAAAAGCCGCGAAAGACCTTGCCACCACAACGCAAGGCACACTCAACACCGCTGTCAACACATTTGAAGCAGCAGACGCGCTCCACAAGACCGCTCAAACAGCTGAAACTGCTGCTGCCTTGGGTGAGGCGACTACTGCTGTGGAGGCGGCCTCAACCGCAGCTGGCGTTGCTGAGGCGGGAGCAACCAGTGCCGCAGCAACGAGCGGAACCCTTGCACAACTTAGCGCAATAGCAGCTCCTGTAGCAATTGCACTTGGTGTTGGTTTTCTCCTGAACAAACTTTTTTAAGCAGGCATTTATCATGGCACTAAAAACGAACGCATCATTTTCACAAGGCTTCGAGAGAGGCTTTGGTCTTATGGAGAGTGTTAGAGATAGACAGCTAAAGCAAGACGCTCTTGACCAGCAGGCCGTCAATGATGCGGAAGATCGTAAATATCAAAACGAGACCCTTGGTCTCAAGCGGCAAGATTCTAAGGATCTTAAAGAATACAGAGATGCAAGCATTGAAAACGAGGCAGCAAGAATTGCCGGCCAAAATGCCACCGCGCTGATAAGTGCAGAAACTGCTCAAATGACGGCTACGACTCAGGGCATTAAGGCAGATACTGAGCTTTTAAAGCAGGAGCGGCTTAAAGATCCAAATTCACTGGAGTCTAAAAATCTTCAGGCCGAAATTGATGAAAAGGAACTTGCAAACAAGGTAGGCAATAACAACCTTAGAGCAGCCCAAGACGCGATTGTTCTCAGTGATCTATTTAACCTGTCACAGCAGAGCGAGTTTACCGACGCCCAACTGGCTCAATTTAAAACCGGTGTGGACAAGCTTTCTGGTGGTCGGTTTGATGTATCAAACATTGTGACCGAGGTGGCTATGGAGTCACCTGAAGTTATCGGCGGTTTTATGCAGCAGCTTGCGGAGGGCGGTGATGTTGATATGTCGCCAAAAGTGTTAAGGGCAATCACGCATAGTCTGAAGCTGAATCAGTCACGCAACGTAGGACAAGTTGTTGATCAAAGCTTTAAGAATGCACCCTCGTGGATGCAGAAGGGAAATTTTGTGGTGAATCAGCAAGGCCTTATGTCAGGTACTGCTAAAAGGGTTAAAAATAATGACGGCACTTTCTCTGACGGTTTATCGGGGTCGCTTTTTGTAAAGCTCGAAGATAGAACTGATCCAGACAATGTAACTTATTATTTTCCACCTATCACCGAAAACAGACGTAGCACAGATGCAACCAGCCTTGTCTTGAACTTGGATGAGACCACTCAGGCTTTGGCCGCTGACGCCAATCTAATAAGAACCGTTGGGCCGAAGATTAGGCAACAAACCAGATCAGCATTGATACAGAAAAATTACGGTGACAATGCGGGTAACAATGGCGTTAAGGACTTTCAGGAAGATGTCAACGCGAGGTTAGAAACGAATCGCAAGGCTATTCAAGGCGGAGGCAATGTTACAAGTCTTATGGGGATGACCGCGGAACATCTAGAGCTTAGTCGCGAGCAAATGCTGGACGCTGCTGCCATGGCCAAAATGAAAAGGCACATTGAGGATGAGTTGTTGTTCGGTGTTCCAGCCGAACCAGAGCAGGCAAAAGCTATGAGATGGCTAGATGAAACCAAGGCGGCACTAAGCCAGCAGACGGTTCCTCAGCCCAACAACAAAACGGCGAACCTTGGGCAGCTTGTTGGAGAGAACTGGAATCCTCAACTGATCTCCAACTTAAACGGTTACTTTGATGTAGTGGATGATCAGGTCGTCATCACTGACGAGAAGGCGCTTATCCAAGAGCTAACGCAGCTTGGTTACTACCAGTAGTTATTTCTTTAAAACTCAAATTTAAGAGACGATAAATGCCTTTAGTTTCTGCTAGAAATAAATCAACCGACGAATACTGGGATGCAATTTACGGGAAAAAGGAGGAGTCAACTCCCACCCCCGCAATGCCCTCCGGCGCCCAAGAAGACCCCGCGACAAGTCCAGATCCGGAAGGTGATGGTAATTTTATGCGCGGCTTAAAAGCCGGCGTGGCAAACACTCAGGCATTGGCTGGTGGAGCTAAAGCGTTTTATGGTTCTGTGGGGGATGATGAGGGGAGCATCCAGCGCAACGACGAGTTTGTCCGTGAGGGCATGGAGTACTACCAAAGAAAGACCAAGGAAGCTGAACAGTACAGACCCGATGTAAACTTTAAGGACATCGACAGCATCACGGATTTTGGGGCGTGGTCTGCCTATACGCTTGGCTCTGCGGTTCCTGACTTAGCGGGCATGGTGCTTGGTGCTGGAGCCGGAGGGCTGCTGGCCAAGCAGGCTGTCAAGCACGGCGTCGAATCGATGGCGGAAAAGATGGCCCAGCAGGCAACAGAGCGTCTTGTAAAAGAGGGCGTCGAGAAGGCAACAGCCCAAAGAGCATCTAAGGAAGTAGCAGAGAAATTTGCAAAGGATAAGACTGCTCAATACGCCACCGCAGGAGCAACTGCCGGAGGTGTTTTGTATGGGACGCAGTCGGGAACGTCAAGCACGTTCGCCAGAACTCTCGATGAAACCAATGTTGAGGCCAAGTTACCGGCTCTGGCCGCGGGCACTGTCATTGGTGCATTAAATGCGGTTCCCGCTTTTAAGGTTTTGCAAAATATTATCCCAAAAGGAAAATCGGATGATGCGGTAGAGTTTATTTCCGGAGAGTTGGCTGACATTTCTCCGTGGAAAAAAGAATTTCTCAATGACGTTTTTAAGCAGGCTGGTGTAGAGGGTGTAACGGAAGCCCTTCAGTTGATTACCGAAGAAGAAACAATTTCTTGGGTTAACAACAATATGTCTGACCTTGAGAAGCGGGAGTACTTTGATTACTACTCAAATGTTAAGAAGAGAGATGCACTGATTGAAGCTGGTGCAGCTGGATTCTTGTTTGGTGGAGTAACAGGCGCCGCGGGCGCAACAGTAAAAGCAAAGACTGGCGGGTATGATCCAATATCCATGGGCGATGATGCCAAGGTGATTAGAACGCAGTCAGTTAATGATCCAGATTTCGGGGCAGGCATTGCCCGTATGTTTGACGAGGCAAAAAGCAACGCAGAGAGCGGTCAAACATCAATTGATATTGATATCGATGACTCGTTCTTAAATGAAAATGCGCCCCTTACACCAGAGCAACGTACTGAGGCTGGTCTTTCTGAGCTTACAGATTATGATGGGACACAAATTGATATGCCTGAGGGTGATGCCCCAGCAGATCCATCACAGTCCGTAGCGGTTGTAACAGAGCAGGAAAATGAGGATGTTGCACCACAAGAATCAGAGCAGCAAACTTCAGGATTCGGGGAAAATACATTACCACCCTCACCGCAATCTCCGCAGGCAGATATAGTCAACGACTTCCCTGCGGCTACTGCTTTTGGCAGCACTCCTGTTCCTCAAGGGCAGGGTAATTACGGCCCAGCCCACAGGTTTGATGGCGAGCTGTCACCGGCAGACACCTCCGCACAAGAGCAGCTGTTTCAGCTGTCTGTAAAGGCGCAGTCTACTGAGGCACTTGATCCAGATAACACCGAGGTTATTGTTGAGGCTATTGATCAGGATGATGTAGACAGAATAATAGATAGGAATGAATCCCTAACTATCGGGACTACAGACAAGCCGAAAGGCAAAAGCCTCCCAACTATTGATGAAGTATACGGCGCTGAATCTACAGAGGTTACCAATGTTGTCGCTGGAGTTCTTTCTGACCTGTCCGCTGCCGGCGTTCCAAAGTCGTTTATTGACTCTGTATCGGGAGTGTTCGTTCATAACGATAGCGATGTAGATGCTCCGGCGATGACCGGCCAAAAAACTCAAGGGATATCAATCAACGAATCGCTTGTTGCCGGCGCCCGAAACAATGAAGATTCTCTCAGCGAGCTGGCATGGTCGATGACGCATGAGGTTTATCACGCTGCTGATTTCTCTATGGGCCTTAGCGACAAAGACCCATCGTTCAACATAATGATTGATGAAGATGCCAACGGCCCATCTGTTGTTATGGGCGACATTATGAATGAGCTGTTTGTTAACTGGAAAGACGGCACCGACTTAGGAAAGAGATTTGATTACCCGTTTAATGACCTTAACAAAGACATCTCTGATTTAACCTTAGACAATGAGGGCTTGAACACAACCTATCGACAGGAAGTGTTTGCCCAGCTCGGTGCGCTGTTCCACTCTAATCCTAAGCAGCTTCAAGAGAACGCGCCTTTAGCGTATGATTACATCAAGAATATTCGAGACAACAACCTTAAAACCGTCAAGCCGGTAGAGGAAGCCAATGAACCGACAGTCAGTGCCAGCACCCCAGACACCTCCCAACCTACAGGCATATCAGGACAGGTACGGGCACCGCCAGAGTCCGGAAGCGAGCAGGTCGTACAGCCTAAGCCAGCTAGACCAGATGGCGAAGGAAG